ATGGTGGAGACGACATTGAGCCTGGCAAGCGGCACTTTTGTGCTGCTTGTCAGGCTCTTTTTTTGTTTGCGGCGGCGGAGAGTCGCCGCTTGCCGGACTCCGAAAGGAGAACGGCAAATGAAAATCAAGTACAAATTCGTCACCGGCACGGTCGAGGTGGAGGTTCCCGATGAATGGGAGGCCGTCCTGATTGATTTGGATCGTCAGGAGTACAACAACGACCACAAGGAAACCCGCCGCCACATCAGCCTGGATGCCTGCCCGTATGAGGGTGCCACCTTCGCCGCAGAGGATTTCGGCTTTGACACCGTGCTGGACAGGGACGAGGCCAGGAGACTGGCGGCGGCGGCCCTGCTCCGGCTCACCGAGGCCCAGCGCGGCCTCATCCACGCCCTCTATTTTGAGAGCGTGCCGCCAAAGGTCTATGCGCAGCAGTATGGTATCTCTGCGGCGGCGGTGTCCAAGATGAAAACCGCCGCGCTGAAAAAGATGAGAAAATTTTTGCAGACTGGTTAATTCCTCCTCCCTCCCGTGGCTGTATGTTGAAGGGTATCTCCGATAATTCGCCCTTCGGAAAGGACGGAATGACCATGACACATAAACTCAAGATCAGCGTGTCCAAGGAACCCCAGCGCGGCGGAATCGTGCAGTGCCGGAACGTATCCCTGCGGGAAAAGCTGCTCACCCGGCTGCTGGGGCGGCGGGAGAAAGTGATGATCCTGGTCACCGGCAATTCGGTGGAGTCGGTGTGCATCACCGAGGTGCCGGAGGGAGGTGCGGCCTGTGAGTAGGATCAAACTGCTCCTGTATGTCATTGAGGACATCCGCTCCCTGGCGGACAGCCTCCAGGCCGTGGCCACTGCCCTGGGCCAGAGCGGCTCGGAAGATACCACCACTCCCGCCCAGGCCCCGGAAACGCCGCCCGCTCCGGCTCCCGCCGCCCCGCCGTCCAAGGCCATCACGTTGGAGGAAGTCCGGGCGGTGCTGGCGGAGCGTAGCCACGATGGGTACACCGACCAGGTGCGGGGCCTGCTCCAAAAGTACGGAGCCGAAAAACTCAGCGGCGTGGACCCTACCAACTATGCCGCGCTGCTGAAGGATGCGGAGGTGCTGGGCCATGCCACCTAATTCCCACGCCATCCTCTCCGCCAGCAGCTCCCACCGCTGGATGAACTGTACTCCCTCCGCCCGTCTGGAGCGGGAGTTCACCGACCGGGAGACGGAGGCCGCTGCCGAGGGTACTGCCGCTCACGCCCTGTGCGAACACAAGCTCCGCCGCGCCCTGAAGATGCGCTCCCGCAAGCCGGTGTCCAAGTACGACTGTGACGAGATGGACGCCTACACGGACGGCTATGTGGAGTTCGTGCTGGAGCAGCTTACCCAGGCCAAGCTGGAGTGCGCCGACCCGCTGGTCCTCATCGAGCAGCGGCTGGACTTCTCCTGCTGGGTACCGGAGGGTTTCGGCACCGGGGACTGCATCATCGTGGCGGACAAGCTGCTCCACATCATCGACTTCAAGTACGGCCAGGGCGTTCTGGTGGAGGCCGAGGGGAATCCCCAAATGATGCTGTATGCCCTGGGTGCGCTCCGGCTGTTCGACTCCCTCTATGACATCACCGAGGTGTCCATGTCTATCTACCAGCCCCGCCGGGAGAATGTGTCCACCTGGACGATCTCGGTAACGGAGCTGAACGATTGGGCGGAGAACACTCTCAAGCCCAAGGCGGCGCTGGCCCACAGCGGCGAGGGGGAATACATTCCTGGCCCCTGGTGTCAGTTCTGCAAGGCGGCGGTGAAGTGCCGCGCCCGCGCCGAGGAGAAACTCCAGCTTGCCCGGTTCGAGTTCGCCCCGCCGCCGCTCCTCTCAGACGAGGAGATCGAGGACATCCTCGCCAAGCTGGACGATTTGACCAAGTGGGCCAGCGAGATTCAAGCCTACGCTCAGGATGCCGCAATCAACCATGGGAAGGTGTGGCATGGCTTCAAGCTGGTGGCGACTCGCACCAACCGCCGCTACACGGACGAGGAGGCGGTGATCCAGGCCGCGAAGGAGGCCGGGTACACCGACATCTTCAAAAAATCCCTTATCACCATCACCGAGATGGAACGGCTCATGGGCAAGAAGAACTTTGCCGCCATCCTCGGCTCCCTGGTGGAGAAGCCCCAGGGCCGACCCACCCTCGTTCCCGATTCCGACAAGCGCCCCGCCCTGACCAGTACCGGCGCGGGCGATGACTTCGCCGAATTTAAGGAGGACTAATCCATGCCCACTCAGAAATCCAATACCAAGGTGGTCACCGGCATCGTCCGGCTGTCCTATGAACACGTCTGGGAGCCTGCCTCCATCAACGGCAGCAACCCCAAGTACAGTGTTTCCCTCATCATCCCCAAGAGCGACACCAAGACCATCGCCGCCATCAACGCCGCCGTGGATGCCGCCATCAAGGAGGGCGTGGCGAAGTTCGGCGGGAAGGTGCCGCCCAAGGGCGCTCTGAAGCTGCCCCTCCGGGACGGCGATGCCGAGCGGGATGACGAGGCGTACAAGGATGCCTACTTCGTCAACGCCAACAGCACCACCGCACCCCAGATCGTGGACAAGGCCGTCCAGCCCATCCTGGACCGGGCGGAGGTCTACTCCGGCTGCTACGCCCGTGTGTCCATCAACTTCTATGCCTTCAACACCAACGGCAACAAGGGTATCGCCTGCGGCCTGGGCAACATCCAGAAGATCCGGGACGGGGAACCGCTCAGTGGCCGCACCTCCGCCGCTGACGATTTCGCCACCGACCTGGATGATGATTTCCTCTCCTAATCTTATGTGCGCCGGGTGGCGGGGCTTCGGCTCCGCTGCCCTTTGGCGCGGGAAGGAGGCGTCATGAAGCACTTATCTATCGATCTGGAATCGTTCAGCAGCTACGACCTGAAAAAGTGCGGCGTGTATAAGTACGCATCCGCACCAGATTTTGAAATCCTGCTATTCGGCTACTCGGTGGACGGTGGGCCTGTCCAGGTGATAGATTTCACCGCTGGGGAGCGGCTCCCCAACCAGGTGCTGTCGGCCCTTACCGACCCTGCCGTGACCAAGTGGGCCTTCAACGCCCAATTCGAGCGTGTGTGCCTGTCACGCTGGCTGGGGATGCCCGTGGGCGAATACCTCGACCCGTCCTCCTGGCGCTGTACGATGGTGTGGGCGGCGACTTTGGGCCTCCCCCTCTCGCTGGAGGGTGTTGGCGCTGTCCTCGGATTGGAGAAGCAGAAACTGAAGGAGGGCAAAGACCTCATCCGCTATTTCTGTACCCCCGCCAAGAGCCGGGATGGTGGGCAGTTTCGCCACCGCCCGGAGGATGCCCCAGAAAAGTGGGAGCGGTTCAAAGCCTACAACTTCCGGGACGTGGAGACGGAAATGGCTATCCAGCAGAAGCTGTCCCGGTTCCCTGTGCCAGAGGACATCTGGGGCGAGTACCATCTCGACCAGGAGATCAATGACCGGGGCATTGGCGTGGACATGGGACTGGTGCGTCAGGCCGTTGCCATGGATGCCCGCTCCAAGGACGAGTTGACCGCCCGGATGCGGCGGCTGACCGATCTGGAAAACCCCAACTCCGTCCAGCAGATGAAGCAGTGGCTGGTGGACAACGGGCTGGAACTGGACAGCCTTGGTAAAAAGGAGGTCGCCGCTCTGCTGAAAACCGCTCCCGCTCCGCTCTCGGAGGTGCTGCTCCTGCGGCAGCAGTTGGCGAAATCCAGCGTGAAGAAATACACAGCGATGGCAACGGCGGTCTGCCCGGATGGACGGGCCAGGGGGATGTTCCAGTTTTACGGAGCCAATCGGACCGGGCGCTGGGCGGGGCGCATCATTCAGCTACAAAATCTGCCCCAAAACCATCTCCCTGATCTGGCACAGGCCCGCTCGTTGGTGCGCTCCGGCAATTTCGAGGCGGTGGAGCTGCTCTATGAGGATGTGCCGGACACCCTGTCCCAGCTTATCCGCACCGCCTTTGTGCCGCAAGACGGCAGGAAGTTCATCGTGTCCGACTTCTCCGCAATCGAGGCCAGAGTTATTGCCTGGTTCGCCGGGGAACAGTGGCGGCAGGAGGTGTTCGCCAAGGGCGGCGACATCTACTGCGCATCGGCCTCGCAGATGTTCCATGTGCCGGTGGAAAAGCACGGAGTCAACGGCCATCTGCGGCAGAAGGGCAAGATCGCAGAGTTGGCCCTCGGCTACGGCGGCTCGGTCGGCGCTCTGAAATCAATGGGCGCATTAGAGATGGGTGTGCCGGAGGAGGAATTGAAACCGCTGGTGGACGCATGGCGCACCGCCAACCCCCGCATCGTCCAATTTTGGTGGGATGTGGATCGGGAGGTCAAGCGGTGCGTGAAGGAGCGGTGCGCCACAGAGACACATGGCCTCCGTTTTACCTACCAGAGCGGATTCCTGTTCATCACCCTCCCCTCTGGCAGACGGCTGGCTTATGTGAAACCGAAGATCGGCGAGAACCGCTTCGGCGGCGAGTCCGTCACCTACGAGGGTGTGGGCGGCACAAAAAAGTGGGAGCGGCTGGAAACATTTGGCGGAAAATTGGTGGAAAATGTTACCCAAGCTACCGCCAGGGACATCCTCATGTACGCCATGCAGACGCTGCGGAACTGCTCCATCGTGGCCCATGTCCATGACGAGCTTATCATCGAGTGCAACCGCAGGGTTTCCCTCGCCGCCGTGTGTGAGCAGATGGGCCGGACGCCGCCCTGGGCCAAGGGTCTGCTGCTCCGGGCGGACGGCTACGAGTGCGACTTCTACAAGAAAGACTGAGGTTTGACTATGAGTGTAAATAAACGAAATTCCGAGGGCTACTACGATCCCACCGCATACGAGGCCCTCATCAAGATTGAGCGGGAGGTGAGGCAGTCTCATGCCTTCCGCCCCATGGTGTACATCTGCTCCCCGCTCTCCGGCAACATCGCCGCCAACCAGCGCAGCGCGCGCCGCTACTGTCGGTTCGCCGTGGAGGGCGGCTATATCCCTCTGGCCCCGCACCTTTACTTTCCGCAGTTCATGGATGACGGCAGCGGGGCCGAGCGGGACCTCGCCCTGTTCATGGACATCGTACTGCTCTCCAAGTGTGACCAACTGTGGGTGTTCGGGGAGCGCATCTCCAAGGGTATGAGCATCGAAATCGAGAAGGCCAAGCGCAAGGGCCAGCCTATCCGCTGGTTCACCACCGACTGCAAGGAGGTTACGCACTATGCGTGATTTGCCCATCGCCTATGGCAATAGCTGTTATGCCAAGACCTGGTCGAACAAGACCATCCGCTTTGACGCCCTGTGCGACCGCCTCTCCGCCACCATCCGCACCTCGGAAACGGCGGAGGAGTACCCCAAGCTGGCGAAGGCCGACCGGGACCGAGCCAAGGACAAGGGCGGCTTTGTGGGAGGCCAGCTCCGGGACAACCGCCGCAAGCGGGAAAATGTGGTCTGCCGCTCCATGCTGACTGAGGACGTGGATCACGCCGACACCGGCTTCATCCAGCGGTTCACCGAGGGCTGCCGCTATGCCGCCTGCCTCTACACCACCCACGGCCACACGCCGGAGGCTCCCAGGGTGCGCCTCGTGGTCCCGTTGACTCGCGATGTGACCCCGGAGGAATACACCGCCATCGCCCGGTACTTCGCGGACGAGTGGGGCATCGACCAGTTTGACGAGTGCAGCTACCGTCCTCACCAGTTGATGTATTGGCCCACCACCCCCGCCAACGGCGAATACATCTTCCGGCGGGTGGATGGTCCATGGCTGGACCCGGACGCATATCTGGCGGCGCACCCCAACTGGAAGGACTGCTCCCTGCTGCCCACCTCCTCCCGTGAGAGTACCGTCCGCAGCCAGACCGCTGCCAAGCAGGAGGACCCGCTGGAAAAGGAGGGCGTGGTGGGGGTGTTCTGTCGAGCCTATCCCGTGGAGGACGCCATCGACCATTTCCTCTCTAACATCTACGAGCCGTCCGATGTGAATGGCCGCTACGATTACATCCCCGCCGACTCCTCCGCTGGTGTGGTGATCTATGACGGCAAATTTGCCTACAGCCACCATGCCACCGACCCGGCCTGCGGGATGCTGCTGAATGCCTTTGACCTGGTGCGGCTCCACCTGTTCGGCAACAGGGATGATCGATGTGCGCCGGACACCGCTCCAGGCAAGCTGCCCTCGTTCAAAGCTATGACCGAGCTTGCCCTCAAGGACGAGCGGGTCAAGGCTGTGTTCGCTCAGGAGCGGATGGCCCAGGCCGCAGAGGAATTTGACGAGGACAAGTGGCAGGAGCGGCTGGCGCTGGACAAGGCCGGGAATGTGAAGAACACCCTTCGCAACCTTACTCTGATTCTGGAGAATGACCCGAATTTGAAACCTCTGGTGTTCAATCAGCTTCTGGACGGCATGGAGATCAAGGGGGCCGTTCCCTGGAAGCACCCCTCCAAGTTCTGGCGGGATGCCGATGACGCCCAACTTATCAGCTATGTGGACACCCACTATGGCACTTTCTCCGCCCGGAACTACGACATCGCCGTGACCAAGGTGTCGGATGACCGCTCCTACCACCCCATCCGGGAGTTCATTGCCAACCTCCCCGCCTGGGATGGCGTGGAGCGGGTGGACACCCTGCTCATCGACTACCTCGCCGCCGAGGACACGACCTATGTGCGGGCCGTCACCAGGAAAACCCTGTGTGCCGCTGTCAAGCGTGTGCTGGCCCCCGGCAGCAAGTTCGACTCCATGCTGGTGCTGAACGGTCCCCAGGGTGTGGGCAAAAGCACCCTCATCGCAAAGCTGGCCGGAGAGTGGTTTTCCGACAGTCTCAATCTGAGCGACACCAAGGACAAGACCGCCGCCGAGAAGTTGCAGGGGTATTGGATTCTGGAAATCGGCGAGCTGGCCGGTCTGCGGAAGGCCGAGGTGGAGACGCTGCGCTCCTTCCTCTCCCGGCAGAACGACATCTACCGTGCCGCCTTCGGCAAACGGGCCACGCCCCATCTGCGCCAGTGCGTGTTCTTCGGCACCACCAACGCCGAGTCCGGCTATCTCCGGGACACCACAGGCAACCGCCGCTTCTGGCCCGTCAAGACCCCTGGCGGCGGGAGAAAACATTCCTGGGAGCTGACCGAGGAGGATGTCCGCCAAATCTGGGCGGAGGTGCTGGTGTATGTGGAGCGGGGCGAGAAGCTCTATTTGGACGCCAGCATGGAGACTCTCGCCAAAGCGGAGCAGCGGGAGGCTATGGAATCTGACGAGCGGGAGGGGCTGGTGCGGCTGTATCTGGACACCCTTCTGCCGGAGGACTGGAGCGGCATGGACATCTTCGAGCGCCGAAATTTTCTCCACGGCAGCGACTTCGGCCCCGCCCAGCGGCAGGGAACCGTTAAGCGCACCTCTGTTTCCAGCATGGAGATTTGGTGCGAGTGCTTTGGAAGGGATCGCTCCAACCTGCGCCGCGCCGACAGCAACGAGATCACCGGCATCCTCAAACGGATCGGCTGGCAGCGGGCGGAGAGCAAGGTGCGCATCCCCCTCTACGGCCCACAGTACATCTTTGTTCCGAAGGGGTGTTCCGAGTGAAAACGCCCATTTGTGCCGGACACAGGAACAGGTTCCCAGGGGATGGTGCCGCCACTGGAACGCCCGGAGGAACATCTCATGGGAACGGGCGTGCCCCCATAGGCTGCAAGGTTTGTCGGCTGGCTTGTTCCTGTGTTCCTAACCTTTCTTATATATCGAAAGATATAAAAAATATGGCAGTCACACCCGCAAAACACGCCTATACGCGCGTAAAGGGATTTTTCCGTTCTTGGAACGCAGGAGGAAGCCGCTATGCGTGAGAAAACTGTGGAGGCCAAGCTGGTGGCGGCAGTCAAAGGGATGGGTGGCCTCGCCCCAAAATTCATCAGCCCTGGATATGACGGGATGCCCGACCGCCTGGTGTTACTCCCTAACGGGATACTGGCCTTTGTGGAGTTAAAGGCTCCTGGAAAGAAACTCCGACCCTTGCAGGTGCGGAGGAAGGCACAGTTGGAAGGGCTCGGCTTTTCGGTGTACTGCATCGACAGGCCGGAGCAGATCGGAGGTGTTCTCAGTGAAATACAGTCCTCATGATTACCAAAGCTACGCTACGGATTTCATTCTGAGCCATCCCATTGCCGCAGTCCTTTTGGACATGGGCCTTGGCAAGAGCGTCATCACCCTCACCGCCCTGTTCGACCTGTGCCTGGACAGCTTTCTCATTCGGAAGGTGCTTGTCATTGCCCCGCTCCGGGTGGCGCGGGACACCTGGCCCTCCGAACTGCGGAAGTGGGACCACCTCCGGGGCCTGTCCTGGTCGCTGGCGGTGGGGAGCGAGGTCGAGCGGAAGGCGGCACTGCACCAGCGGGCCTTCGTGTACATCATCAACCGGGAGAACGTCCAATGGCTCATCGAGGACAGCGGCTTCCCCTTCGACTACGACATGGTGGTGGTCGATGAGCTGTCCTCCTTCAAGTCCTATCAGACTAAGAGGTTCCGCGCCCTGCTGAAAGTCCGCCCCGGTGTCAAACGCATCGTGGGGCTGACCGGCACTCCCTCCTGCAACGGCCTGATGGACCTCTGGGCGGAGTTCCGGCTCCTGGACATGGGCCAGCGGCTGGGGAGGTACATCACCCACTACCGCGCCCGATATTTCCAGCCGGACAAGCGGAACGGACAGGTGGTGTTCTCCTATAAGCCTCTCCCCGGCGCGGAGGAGGCTATCTACGAGAAAATTTCCGACATCACCATCTCCATGCGAGCCACCGACCACCTCCAGATGCCGGAATGTGTGTTCAACGAGGTGCGGGTGGACCTCTCCGAGCGGGAGCGGCAGACCTACGACACCATGCGGTCTGAACTGGTGGTTTCCCTGGGCGGTGAGGAGGTGGATGCTGGGAACGCGGCGGCTCTGGGGAACAAACTCTCCCAGATGGCGAATGGCGCTGTCTACGGTGAGGGCAAGCGTGTGTTCCCCATCCATGACCGAAAGCTGGACGCGCTGGAGGACCTCATCGAAGCGGCGAACGGAAAGCCGGTGCTGGTGGCCTACTGGTTCCAGCACGACCAGGAGCGGATCGCCGCCCGACTCCGAAAACTCCATATCCCGTTCTCCCTGCTGGACACATCGGAGAGCATTGCCCGGTGGAATCGTGGGGAACTGCCCGTAGCCCTCATCCACCCGGCCTCCGCCGGACATGGGCTGAATCTCCAAGCGGGCGGCTCCACCCTGGTCTGGTTTGGGCTGACCTGGTCGCTGGAACTATACCAGCAGGCCAACGCCCGCCTCTGGCGGCAGGGCCAGACGGACACGGTGGTCATCCACCACATCATCGCCGCTGATACGATTGACGAGCGGATCATGTCCGCTCTGAGCAGAAAAGAAAAATCACAATCCGCATTGATCGATGCGGTGAAAGCGAATTTGGAGGTGCCGTGATGACAGCCAAAGAATATTTGAGGAAGGCATACCGCCTGGATCAACAGATTGACTCCCATGTAGCTGAGTTGGAGCATCTGCGGGAACTGTCCACCAGAATCCAAGGTTCCAATTTTGGCGAGCGGGTTTCCAGCACAAGGGGAACAGAGGCATCCTACACCCGGATCATAGATAAAATCGCGGATATGCAGCAGCGGATCAACGCCGAGATCGACACACTGGTAGATTTGAGGGCCGAACTGGATGCCGCCATTGGACGGGTGTCCGATGTGGACGAGCGGCTGCTCCTGCGCTACCGCTACATCAACAACGACTCCTGGGGCGACATTGCCAAGGCTCTGAACGTATCCAGCCGCACGGTACATCGCATCCACAGCTCTGCTCTCCAAAATTTTGTCATTCCGAATGAAGGTTGGCACAGTTTGCCGTAGATTGGCATGGCGCAAAAGCGTATAATAGTAGCGTAGAAAATTGCACAAAGCGAGGCCATCGCGGGAGTATTCCTGCGGTGGCTTTTCTTTTGCCCGCAGGAGGTGAAGCCCATGCCGACCAAGCCCAAGCGGCCCTGCTCCTACCCCAGTTGCCCCCGGCTGACTGCTGGCCGGTTCTGCGAGGAACACACCAAACAGGAGGCCCGCCGCTATGAGAAGCATGACCGCGACCCGGATACCCATAAGCGGTACGGCAGAGCGTGGCGACAGGTTCGGAGCCGCTACATCGCTGCCCATCCGCTGTGCGAGAAGTGCATGGAGCGCGGTAAGCTGACCCCTGCCCAGGAGGTACACCACATCCTGCCCCTTTCCCGTGGCGGCAGTCACGATGATGCCAACCTCATGGCCCTCTGCAAACCATGTCATTCGGAGATCACGGCACGGGATGGCGACCGCTGGCGCACCCGGTAGGGGGGATAAAAATCTCTGTGACTGTTCCAAGGGACAACGGGCAGGGGGGAGCGTGCGCGAAGTCGCAGTTTCAAACGGGGTATATACCCCACGCCAGAACGGAGGTGGTTTTCATGGCGAAGGACGGCACCAACCGGGGCGGCGCTCGTGTGGGCGCAGGGGCCAAGAAGAAGCCCCTGGCGGATAAGATCGCGGAGGGCAACCCCGGCAGGCGGCGGCTGACCGTCACCGACTTCGATACCACCGCTGACCTGGAAGGCCAGCCCATGCCCAAGCCCTCCGCCCTGCTCTCTGCCACCCATAAGGACGGCAGGCCGCTTATCGCCGCCGAGATATACGAGGCCACCTGGAACTGGCTGGCCCAGCGCCGGTGCGCTTCACTGGTATCCCCGCAGTTCCTGGAGCGGTACGCCATGAGCGTGGCCCGGTGGATTCAGTGCGAGGAGGCCATCACCGAGTACGGTTTCCTCGCCAAGCACCCCACCACTGGCAACGCCATCCAAAGCCCCTATGTGGCTATGAGTCAGAATTTCATGTCCCAGACCAACCGGCTGTGGATGGAGATTTATCAGATTGTCAAGGAGAACTGCGCCGGGGAGTACGGCGGGGCCACGCCCCAGGATGATGTCATGGAGCGGCTGCTCCAGGCCCGGAAGGGGAAAATCTGAGAAGGGAGTCCAGCATGGTAATTGAGAAAAAGCGCACGGCGGATTTGATCCACGCCGACTACAATCCCCGGAAAGACCTCAAACCTGGGGACGCTGAATATGAAAAGCTGAAACGCTCCATCGAGCAGTTCGGCTATGTGGAGCCGGTGATTTGGAACAAAACCACCGGCTTTGTCGTGGGCGGACACCAGCGGCTGAAGGTGCTACTGGACATGGGCATCACCGAGGTGGAGTGCGTGGTGGTGGAGATGGACGCCGAGAAGGAAAAGACGCTGAACATCGCCCTCAACAAAATCTCCGGCGAGTGGGACAAGGACAAGCTGGCCCTGCTAATCGCCGACCTCCAAGGGGCCGACTTCGATGTGTCCCTCACCGGCTTCGAGCCTGCGGAAATCGACTCGCTGTTCAAGGATGCCCAGCAGAGCAAGGTCAAGGATGATGATTTCGATGTGGAGGCCGAACTGAAGGAGCCTCCCTTCACCAAGGCCGGGGATGTGTGGACGCTGGGGCGGCACCGGCTGGTCTGTGGCGACAGCACTAGGGCTGAGACTTTCGCCCTGCTCATGGGTGACCGCAAAGCCAATCTGGTCATCACCGACCCACCCTACAATGTGAACTACGAGGGCAGCGCCGGAAAAATCCAGAATGACAACATGGGGAACGAGGCGTTCTACCAGTTCCTTTTGGCGGCGTTCCAGAACACCGAGGCTGTGATGGCGGATGACGCCAGCATCTATGTGTTCCACGCCGACACCGAGGGGCTGAACTTCCGCCGCGCCTTCGCGGATGCCGGGTTCCGGCTCTCCGGGACGTGTATCTGGAAAAAGCAATCTTTGGTGCTGGGCCGCTCCCCGTACCAGTGGCAGCATGAGCCGATCCTGTTCGGCTGGAAGAAAAAGGGCAGGCACCAGTGGTACACGGGCCGAAAGGAGTCCACCATTTGGGAGTTCGATAAGCCCAAGAAGAATGGCGACCACCCCACCATGAAGCCGATCCCGCTGCTGGCCTACCCCATCATGAACTCCAGCATGAGCAACACTCTGGTGCTGGATCCCTTCGGCGGCTCCGGCTCCACGCTGATTGCCTGTGAGCAGACCGACCGCTCCTGCTGCACCATCGAACTGGACAAAAAGTTCTGCGATGTGATCGTCAAGCGGTACATCGAACAGGTAGACTCCGCCGATGGCGTTTCTGTCCAGCGGGATGGGCTGACCTATCAGTATTCGGAGGTCCGCAATGGAACGGAATAATACACTCACCCTCGGCAGCCTGTTTGACGGCTCCGGGGGATTTCCCTTGGGCGGGTTGCTGGCAGGCATCACCCCGGTCTGGGCCTCGGAGATCGAGCCGTTTCCTATCCGAGTGACCACCAGGCGGTTCCCCAACATGAAGCACTACGGAGACATCTCCCGGATGGATGGCGGGAAGATCGAGCCGGTAGACATCATCACCTTCGGCTCCCCGTGTACCGATATGAGCATCGCCGGGAAAAGGGCTGGGCTGGATGGCGCCCAGTCCTCGCTGTTTTATCAGGCCATCCGCATCATCAAGGAAATGAGGTGTGCGACCCATGGAAGATACCCGCGGTGGATCTGCTGGGAGAATGTTATCGGGGCGTTCAGTTCAAACCAAGGTCGGGACTTCAAAGCCGTTCTCGAAGCGGTCATCGGCCTTATCGAGCCGGGGGCCGAGGTGCCTATGCCTGAGAAAAACCGCTGGCCCTACGCCGACATCTACATGGGAGAACGATGGAGCGTTGCGTACCGCACTGTCGATGCGCAATATTGGGGAGTTCCCCAGCGAAGACGCCGCATCTACCTTGTCGGCGATCTTGCAGGCCAGTGTGCCGGACAAGTATTATTTGAGTCCGAAGGCTTGTCAGGGTATTCTGCGGCGGGCTTCCGTGCGTGGCAAAGAGCTGCCAGAGATCCTGCGGCTGGCCTTGGAGCGGCAGGCGGCATCTGCCTGAATGACCAGGGCGGCGGTCGGATGGATGTGTCCGAGGAGGTGACCGCCACCCTCCGCGCCCAGGAGTATGGGCATCCTCCCTGCGTCCTGGCAGCAGGATTCTGCAAGGAACCTTCCGCCCAGAGCCGGGGCATCGGCTACGAGGAGGAACGCGCCCCCACCCTCCGGGCTGGGGCGATCCCCGCCGCTGTTGCGCTGGAAAGCCACCCCATGGACGGGCGGATCAAGATCGATGAGAGCGGTTCCGTTCAGACGCTGACCTCCCGCATGGGGACAGGCGGGATGAATGTTCCGCTGCTGCTGAAGATCCGCTCCGGCTGCGAGGGCGGCGGCAAGGGGCCGCTCATTCAGGAGGATGTGTCTGCCACGCTCTCCTGCAACAACGACCAGACGCTGTTCGTGCCGTTCTGCAAGGGGACCCGCCCCCACTCCGCCCAGGAGGGCCAGGTGTGGAAGGAGGCCGCGATTGCCAACACACTGAACACGTTTGACGTGGGCGAGAGCAGATGCAACGAACTGGCGGTGCGGGCCTTTGGCATCAGTGCCGCCGCCAGCGCCGGGATGCTCTCGGATAATCCCCGCGCCGGAATTTACGAGGCCAGGACCTCACGGACGATTGATCAGAGCGGCGGTAATCCCGGCTGCAACCAGGGCGGTATCGCCGTGGTGGAGGGACCTGCCTACGCCATCACCCCGTGCAGCTACACCCAGGTGGTGGAGGAGCAGGTTCCCACGCTGACGGCACGGGATTTCAAGGACCCCACCGTGGTCAACCGGGGCTACAGTGTGAGAAGGCTCACGCCCACAGAATGCGCCAGATTGCAGGGCTTCCCCGACTGGTGGTGCGCCGGGCTGGAGACGCCGGAACCGACCGAGGAGGACATCGCATTCTGGGCCGAAGTTTGGGAGACGCACCGCCGGGTGGTAGGCGGCTCCACTAAGCCCAAGACCCGGAACCAGATCGTCAAGTGGCTGAAAGATCCCCATTCGGATGCCGCTGAATATAAGATGTGGGGCAACGGTGTCGCGCTGCCGAA